AAACTTGGGCCTGCCCTGCGTAGGAGTGAAAGAGAGCTGGATGCCGTAGCCTCGCATGTTGCCAATTCTACCACGCACGGACGCATCCTCTGAAATAGCCAGCGTAGAGCCCAAATAGCCCGCTAGCGTGCCAAGGGTGGTGACGCTATCTACGTTCTCGGTTTCTACCTCAATGTCGGCATTTGAAGCATTTGTGGCCGAGGATTCGGCGTGAAGCTCAAAACTGTTGAACTTCTTTCGGTCGGTAGTGTTAAAGATGTACTGCCGAGAGGTAGAATAGCTGGTGGGCCTAACAGAATAAGCTGGCACACCGGCTCCAAGGGCAACGTAATCCACATCATCATCGCGAGATTCCAGGATATGAATGCCGCCGTAACGGTTGATGGCATAGAGTTTATTCACCCCTCCAGCCCCCGTGCTAATCAAATTAGACACATCCCAGCCAGCCGTACCCACATTATCTACGCTTTCCCATTTTTGGTTAAGCAGATTGAACACCAAAATCGTGTTGTTCTCAATAGAGCTATCCAACGGAACAGCAAGGTAATAGCGGTTATTGTGGTAGCAAGCTACGGCATTCTCCGCATAAGTGGTATTAATGCGCTTAATGATGGGGTCAATTGAATCAGACAGCGGCAACCCGGCCCCGCGCAGATTGTAAAGATCTCCAAACTCCGTGGCATACACCCCATTGTCAGAAAGAAAGAAGATTTTGCTGCCAATCGTAACAACGCTTTTCTGGGCTACTAAGCCTGCCTCACGGGTGATTTCCTTCAGGGTGGTATCGTTCAAGCTGCCCTGCAAACCGCTTAAAAGGTGGATGCTGTTACGATTAAAGATGATGGCATTATCTTCCGTAAATGGATGCACCCATTGGAGGTAGTCCGCGATTCCCGCCGTCACTTTAAGCTGATCTTGAATCTGGTCGTAAGTGTCTCCGTCAAAAATGTCAGAAAGGATGAGTTCGTCCTTAATGTTGCGGGTGGCAACGGTTTCAGAACCAGAAGTTCCGCTGGTGGTGTAAAAGAACGGGCAAATAAGCCTGCGCTGGTGATAGACACCCCAGGGGGGGGCGGGCATATGCGTGAATCCTAGCCCTAGACTCTGATCCTCGCCCAATACCACTGCCGTAGCCGCAAAGTCGTCCAGATTGGCGTAGAACGTAAAGGAACCGCTACCGGGCACGCTCTTCACGACATACTGATCGCCGTTTGTAAAGGGAGAGCTTCCCTTGTCAAAGATACGAACAATGTCCCCAACGGCCAAGCCATGCGTGGCTTCCGTCACCGTAACGACGCCAGCCGTGCAAGCCGTATTAGTAGCTGCCGTAAACACCTTGGGTTGGGTGTAGGAGCCATTGGCTACCTTTGCAAAAGCAGGACTTCCCGTTAAAACCCCATCCCAAGACAGGGCTGTTGCCCCTTCTCGAAACAAATACACCTTGGTAAATGCTTGAAGCATGAACACGGGCGCTGAAATTGTCACCCCCGTAGGATAAGCAATGGTCGTAGATGCTGCCGTGGATAGGTTTATGGCTACGGCGTTAGCATTTAACGCTACAATCATGTATTCCGCGCTGCTATTCGTTGGGTCGGAAAACAAGCACGACCCCCATGCCGCGTTGATAAATTGATCGTTCAGGTAGGGAGCACCGGCAGTCCCTGTCCCACCATAGGTTTCGCTTCCCCCGGCTCCCGCAATCGTAAAAGTGAAGGTTGTGGCCCCCGTTACGGTGATTGTTCGGTTGCCATTTGGATCAACCGTGCCCGTAAGCCCAGCAATTCCCACCTGAGTTGATGTGGTGAAATTGTGCGCCGAAGAGGTTGTCACCGTTATCGTCGTTGTGGATCGCGTGGCCGAAGTGATGCTTTTGGAGGCGTAAAGATAAAACGGGATAACAAGCCCAAGTGAAGGCGCATCCACGGTACCACCAAAATAATTGATGCCCTTGCGTGGTTGCCACGCTCCATCAATGTCCATGCGCCCATTCTGGCTGTATGCCAATTCCCCTGGTTGAAGCTGGTCGGGACGCAACCGAGAATTAAAACCAGAGAAAAACGTATCCCCAGCAATGGCAATCTGGGTGTCTAATGCTCCAAAGTTGTTGTACCGCGCCATTTAGTTCATTTTATCACGAACAATCTGCCATAACCCACCGGCAAAAATGGCAATAGAGGCTGTGATGCCACGAACATACCATTTCTCTTTTTCAAGTTCCGCCACGCGATCCTTAGTCCTAAGAATCTGTTCCCGGTTGTCTTTCAAGATGTGCCCATGCTCCTCTTGGTTGGCAAGAATCTTAGCCAACATTGCATCGGTGGAGTTGGGATTAAAGTCGGTCATTTGCGTGTGTACCGGCTACCAAACCAGAAGGTGATGGCCGTAAAACCACCAAACACCAATTCCCTGCCCAAATCGTCTTTAGTAGCCCCTACAGCTTGATTGTAGGCCGTGTAAATGAGAACCACGGCTGCCCATGTCAAAAGGGGGCGCGTGGCGTCTTTTAGGGCTGCAACGCAGGTGTAGAGGGCTGCTGCCCATGCCGGGGTGTTTGCGGGCACGGTGAACGGCGCATTACTCTGTTGGGCTGCCGTGAACGCCTTCCATGCTTCCACTTTCTCAGCGCTCTCCGTTTGCGCCTTCATCATCGCAATCTTGTTCTTTGTGTCCACCCAGTCGGTGACAAGATGTAGGGCTGATCCCACAATTCCACCACCAAATGCCGACGAGAAGAAGTCTAAGATTGATGTCATATTGGCCAAATTACGTTAAACGGAAAACCAATCTGCTGCGGAACGTCGCGTAATGCTTGGCGATACGGAGCCCACTTGTCTTTGATCGCTTGAGGAGTGTCCGCGCACTGAGTCCAGTCAGTCTCTGCGATCAGTAAATCACGCTGAACTCGAACCGCATTTGCAGCTAGTGCCTCGGCATTTGGGTCAATAAATTCACGGAATTTTCCAGCGTAATGGGTTTCCACGAAAGACAAGTCAGCGTTGATGGTGTTTTCAACCTCCCCATTTGAATCAAGTATTTCGTATTTGGTCATGTTAAACCTTTACCCACGTTATAAATACACATCCTGAACCACCTGCTCCATTTGCAGCAGTACCGGCTCCAGAACATGCCAAACCTCCTGAACCACCGCCGATGCCAGCGGTGTTTCCGGCGATAGCAAGGGTGCTTGATGCATAACCTCCGGTGCCCGCAAGGTCACCGCTTGTGCCCGGTTTTGTGCCACCGCTTGAACCACCACTTCCTCCACCGGGACTGGTTACATTTGCTCCGCCGGTAGCACCGACGCCAGAAATAAGACTCAAAAAACTAACGGTGCCAGTTCCCAATAAAGCAGAGCCACCTCCAGCACTTGAAGTTCCAGTAGCCAAAGTACTGGAGGAACTTCCTGTTCCAGCACCGCCAGTGGAACAATTCGCATTATCTGCTACAACGACATTTAGAGCGCCACCCGATGAGAATCCAGTCGCATAGATGCCAACAGCACCACCACCGGATGCTGACGCGCAAGAGATAGCACCTCCGGTTGAGCAAGCACCAGAGCCTCCTCCTGTGTAGTTAACGTCACCGCCCGATGCTTTGCCTCCCAGTGCTCCTCCAGTACTTCCTTGCGCCAGTGAACCCCCAGCGCCGCCTCTAGCTAAGAGCGAAAAATAGGGACAAGACACTGAGGTATTTCCACCAGCTAAACCGACCGAATTTCCAGAAGTTGACCGGGCAGCTCCACCCGCACCAATAGTTATGGTGAGCGTGGTGTTAGCAGGCAAAAACATAGTTTTTTTGCTAAAACCGCCAGCGCCCCCACCCGATGCACATGGAAGAGTTGTAAAATCAACATACACTGCACCGCTTCCTCCAGCACCTATCGCGGCAACTTCATAAAAAGCATTTTCAGTGGTGACATACGAGCCAGATGACACCGTTGAAAAAGCATTCGGAATGCCGAGCGGAGGTACGTTGGTTGAGCTGTACCTAAATGATGTAGGCAACCGCATCATTTTAGTAGGCTCCGCCGAATGCTGTAACCTGCAAAGCGGTGCCTGCTGCCGTGGTGGTCACCGTCGTTGAGGCATACAAGGCAAAAGCAGCGGGAAGGACTAACGGAACCGGAAACGTGTAGGTCGTTGTAAATGCCGCAGAGGTTGTGGTGGGGACTACTGCCGTAACAGGAATTTCAAGAATCATGAATGCAGTCGTTCCATCCCACATCCAAATGTCCACAAGATTTGCGGCATTTGTGGTCGATATGCCAGTGCCAGCGGCGTTCACTTGGATCGAATCAATTCGAAGCCCGTTTGTTGAAGCGGGAACAAACGCTGTAATGTTAGCTGCGGCCAACGATGCTGTCGCCGTGGGCGCGCGAGTCGTGCAGGCAGTTTGAGCCACCAGCGTCAGCGTCTTGGCATACGGGGTCTGTGCAAAAATCGGGGTTGATGTAACGGCCATA